TTGTACCGTGAAGAGGTGACAACGCGAGGTCAGAACCTGTGGGCGTTGTACTCTGCCTTCACAAACTATGCAACCTATGCTGATGAGCGTAATGGTTTCAAGCTGCGTGAGACAGGCAATGACACACAGGCATACAACATGCTACTGCGTGAATATGACGCAGCCAAGTGGGCAAACACCTCGCAGTTCCAATCTCTTGTCCGTGAGAAGAGGGCTGCATAACATGACAACGGTTCTAGAAATAGCGGATGAATACTTTTCTTCCCATGATTTCAAGAACTTGCGTGACGAGACTAAGGCTTCGTATCAATACTTTCTGCGTGTCGCATTTGAGACAAAAGTAGACGGTACGAGCCTTGGTTTTCTGAACCATGCAAGCATCACCACCAAGCAAGCCAAGTTGGTGTATGACTTGTGGTGTGATCGTGGCATTCCATTCGCTAATCATATCATGGCTACTATCCGCATACTGTACAACTACGCTGTGCGGATGGAGCATTGCAACCTGAACCCCTTCTCTGTCGTCCGTAGACGCTCGTCCACGCCCCGTAAGGTGCTTTGGGGTAGGGGGGATATACAAAAGCTGCTAGACGTGGCGTACAGCGATTTTAGCACCCGTAACATTGGTCTGATTGCTCACATGGCATACGCTTGGTGCCAGCGTGTCGGAGACATGCGATTATTGACATGGGAAAGTATACAATTTGATAAGGCTCGTGTACATATTGAGCAATCCAAGCGTAGGGCAGAGGTGTTTTTGCCTATTGATGACGATCTGCTGGATATGTTAAAACAACAGCATGAAGACTTTGGGTTTCAGCAGTGGGTAGCACCACGCCCCAATCCAATTGGGGGTGAGTACATTCCATACAGCCAGTACAAGCTGCCGCTTCACGCTCGTAAGCTGATGGATGAGGCTGGATTGTCAAGCGAACTGCGACTATCTGACCTGCGTCGTACTGGCACAACTGAAATGGTCGAGGCTGGTGTCGGTATTGGACAAATTATGTCGGTTACAGGACATGCTAACCCACAGTCAGTCAAACCCTATATGAAAAATACGTATGCCAGTGCAAATACTGCCTTGACAGCACGTAAAATACATGGTAAAAGCACTTAACTGCCGCACAGGAGAGATTATATATGAATAATATATATAACACTATAAGTGATATGAATGTACCAGTGGGTACTACAGTCAGGACTAAGTGTCCTAGCTGTGGTCAGCGTACATTCACCGTGACCAACAACATGGGGTCACTGGTATGGAACTGCTTCCGTATGTCCTGTGATCTCAAAGGTGGCACACGTGTGCGTATGACTGTAGATGATATACGCACCCAGCTATCCGATGCGGAGCGTTTCGTTGGTGCTGAGTTTGATGTGCCTGAGTATCTTGTGCCAGCCAATCACGATGTGATTATGTGGGCCAGCGATACGTATGGGCTGGATTCCGCAGAACTAGGTTTGCTGTATGATGTGCGTGAACACCGTGCTGTGTTTCCCATCATGCACGAGGGTAAAATGGTAGACGCTACAGGTCGCGCGTTGGGTAAGCGGCTGCCTAAATGGCGTCGATATGGAAAAAGTGGCTTGCCATATGCTCATGGTTGTGGTAAGGTCGCTGTAGTTGTTGAGGACTGCGTGAGTGCCGCTGTGGTTGGTGGTGGTAACTTTGTCGGGATTGCTGTGCTAGGAACATCACTGTCTGATGCACACAAAAAGTTTCTCGCGCAGTTCTCAACAGCAGTCATCGCACTAGACCCCGATGCAGTGCGTAAGACTTTGCTGATGGCAAAGGAGTTGCGAGGACATGTTGATGACGTGCGTGTCCTTTACTTGACAGATGATTTGAAATATCGTAATCCAACTGATATGACAAACCTAGCCGACATAGGAGATATATAATGGAAGTACCAATGCTACGCAGTTTGATGGACAAGGGTTTCTACGATGACCATCGTGGTGCCAAGTGTCCTGACCGACTGTTCAGTTCAGACAATCGCAAGATCAAACAGACGATTGACAAAGCTATGGATCACTACAACCGTAGTGTCACACCCGACGAGGTGCAAGCCCTCTTCGTATCTGGAAACCCCACGATGACGACGGCGCAGAAGACAGGCTTCGATAGCCTGTTTGCCCAACTCAAACGTGAGGAGCCGATGGGCAACGACATCGCACAGGAAGTGCTGTCCAAGCTGTTCCAGAAAGTAGTGGGCGAGGACATCGCCAACATTGGATTCGACATGGTGAGTGGAACAGGCGGTACGATGGAGTCGCTGCGCAATCTGCTTGAGCGGTATGGTGACGACTTCACTCCCAATCTTAATATAGAATGGGATGATATCACGATTGAGACACTGATGGCCAAGGCTGAACTGGAAGCACGTTGGTCTTTCAACATCCCCACTGTCGCTCGTAAGATAGAGGGTGTTAGTGCCGGTCAGCTTATCGAAGTGGGTGCGCGTCCCAACACGGGCAAGACATCGTTTCATGCCAGCCTGATTGCTGCCCCCAATGGCTTTGCCCATCAGGGTGCCAAGTGTGTCATCCTCTGTAACGAGGAACCGACGCACAGGGTTGGCGCAAGATATCTGACCGCCGCTGCCGGTATGTCGGCGCGTGAAGTCAAGGAGAATATGTCCAAGGCCAAGTCTCTATATGAGCCGGTGATGAGCAACATCAAGATCAAAGAGGCATCTGGTCGTGACATGAATTGGGTTGAGAGCGTAGCCAAAACGTATCGCCCTGATGTCCTCGTGCTTGACATGGGAGACAAGTTCAAGGCAGAGGGTGGCTTTGCCCGACAGGATGAAGCACTCAAGGCTTGCGCCATCCACGCACGACAGATCGCCAAGTCATATGACTGTGCTGTGTTCTACATGTCCCAGCTTTCCGCAGACGCGGAGGGTAGGTCACAGCTTAATCAAAGCATGATGGAGGGTTCACGTACAGGCAAGGCAGCGGAAGCTGACCTTATGATCCTAATCGGCAAGTCGCCGTCAGTTGAAGGGCAGGAAGAGGACAGCCCACTACGGCACATGAATATTGTAAAAAACAAGTTGAATGGTTGGCACGGTATGGTAAACTGTGAACTGGACTATTTGACAGCGAGGTATGAAGGATGAAGATAACATTAGATGTAGAGAATACAGTCACACATCGTGACGGCAAGATGCACCTTGATCCGTTTGAGGCTAACAACAGCTTGACTATGGTGGGCATACTGACTGACCAAGGGGCATGTTACACATTCCCATTTGACCACGAAGAGCATGAGAGTGGGCATGACTATAGTGATCGTGTGCAGATGTTTCTTGATGAGGCCACTGTGCTTATTATGCACAATGCAGCACACGACTTGCTGTGGCTGTGGGAGAGTGGCTTCAAGTATGATGGTCCCGTGTTCGATACGATGCTGGCTGAGTACGTGCTGCAACGTGGCATCAAGGAGCCGCTGTCGCTTGAGGCATGTGCAGAACGCTATGACCTTGATACCAAGAAACAAGACACTCTCAAAGAGTATTTTAAGCGGGGATATAGCACACGCACTATTCCTATTGATGAACTGACGGAGTACCTGATCGCTGACCTTGAAGCTACACAGCAACTGGCTGACAAGCTAATGTATCGTCTGAACACACCAAAGGACAGTGGTCTTATGGGTACCGTTGACCTAACCAATCAGGTGGCAGTATGTCTGTCGCGCATCTATCAGCGGGGTTTCACCGTAGATCGTGATGCACTGGAAGAGGTGCGCACAGAGTTTGAGCAGGAGCGTAAGCAGCTTACAGATGACCTACAGGCCCATGTGCGAAGGCTGATGGGTGATACCCCAATCAACCTGAACAGCCCAGAACAATTGTCTTGGGTAATATACAGTCGCAAGGTAAACGACAAGCAGTTCTGGGCCACACAGATTGACCCATACATGCCTGATGATGACTTCCGTAGGCTGGTCAATGCACACACCACAAAGCTAGCCAAGACCAGAGCAACACAATGCAAGACCTGTAATGGAACAGGCTACGTACGAAAGGTAAAGAAAAATGGAGAGCCATTTGCGAAACCTAATCGCTGCCCTACTTGTGATACTGCTGGCTATCTTTTATCACCATCCAATGCCGTGGCTGGGCTAAAGTTCAAGCCCCCGTCAGCAAAGTGGGCTAGTGCCAACGGCTTCAGCACGAGCAAGCTAAACCTTGAGATATTGGAGAAAGCAGCACGTGTCAAGGGAATGACAGATGCTGTAGACTTCCTGTCAAAAGTTCGACGCTTATCTGCTGTTGATACATATCTGTCCTCGTTTGTTGAGGGCATCAAGATGTTTACCAAGAAAGATGGTAAGCTGCATGTTCGTTTGCTTCAACATCGCACCACTACAGGGCGACTGTCAGGCGCAGAGCCTAACATGCAGAACATGCCACGTGGCGGCACCTTTCCTGTCAAGAAGGTGTTCGTGTCCCGGTGGGAGAGTGGCAAGATTATGGAAGCTGACTTCGCACAGCTAGAGTTTCGCGCAGCAGCATTCCTTTCACAAGATGGAGTTGCTATAGATGAAGTATCTACTGGGTTTGATGTACACTCATATACCGCTAAAGTTATTACCGATGCTGGTCAACCTACGGATCGCCAGACTGCGAAGGCTCACACGTTTGCACCGCTTTATGGCGCAACGGGCTTTGGGAGAACGCCAGCGGAAGCAGAGTATTATTCACACTTCACGGAGAAGTACAAAGGGATCGGGGTATGGCACACCCGATTGGCTAAAGAAGCTATAAACACGGGGTGCATTACCACCCCATCAGGTAGGCAGTTTGCTTTCCCTGATGTAGTCCGCAAGGCAAGTGGGCGTGTGTCACATTTTACACAAATCAAAAACTATCCTGTACAGTCCTTTGCAACGGCAGATATTGTACCGATTGCCCTGCTGCACATAGAAAAACTACTTGACAGTATGCACTCTTGTGTGGTAAATACTGTACACGATAGCATCGTAGTTGACGTTCATCCTGATGAAGAACAAAGAGTTATCGAAGTAATTCAGGAAACTAACAGGGTGCTGCCTGACTTGATCGCTATACGTTGGGGGTTAGTGTTCAATGTTCCATTAGAACTAGAGGCAAAAATTGGCCCCAACTGGCTTGACACTAAAGATGTGTCGTGATATAACTATGGGTTCTAAATCAAAATAGGAGTATAAATACATGAATCAGATCACTACCATTGATACCAATAACTATGCTGCTATGGCAAAAGCTATGGGTATTGCAAATGAAGGTACAAGCAGCGGTAGCAAGAAGTCTAGCACTCTCGCTCGTCTTCGTATCCATCACACCCCCATCATGGGGTTGGCTGAAGTGAAGGGCAAGAAGGTAAATGTTGAGGTTGTAGAGGGTGGCCAGTATAAGCTGGAGATTCCCGATGGCCCCACCTACTACGCTTCGGCTGCACGTATTCGTCCATACATGCAACGCTTTATGTACAAGCGTTTTGTGATGGGGTCGGGTAACGCGCCTAACCGCTATGTCAAGACTGTCATGGCTGACAATCTGAACATTGACCTCAAGGACAATGATGGCGGCTTCAACTGTGGCAAACCGGCTGGCTACATCCAAGATTTCAAGTCACTGCCTGAGAAGACACAGGACTTGATTAAGCAGATCAAGAGAGTGCGTGTAATCTTTGGTACAGTTGAACTGGTTAATCCAACAGATGACCAAGGAAACTCTGTAGAATTGGATGCTACCCCCTTCATATGGGAGGTAGACAACCGTGACGCTTTCAAGGGCTGGGGCGAGGTATTCGCTACCTTTGCCAAGCAGAAGCGTCTGCCTATCCAGCATGTAGTTGATGCAGCCACAGAGGAGCGTAAGCTGCCCAATGGCAATAGCTTCTTCTTGCCTGTAACCACTGTCAACCTGACTAACATCGTGGACATTGAACAGTCCGATCAAGAACTGTTTACTGACTTCATGGCATGGGTTGAAAACTACAACGAGTACATCATTAATATCTATGCGGAGAAAGCATCCTCGCATAACGATGAAGACGATGTAGCCATCACTGATGGTCTAGCTGACATGATTGACATTGACGATGAAGCGGTAGCTTAAATGTTAAGTAATGACCCGTTCAATGCACATGGTATAAACTGGCTGTCTCCAAGTAGCATAAACACATATATCAATGACCCACCTATGTGGGTCTTGAGATATCTGTTCAAAGTAAAATCGCCTAGTGGAGCGGCAGCGGCTAGAGGCAATGCTTTAGAGTTCGCGCTAGAAAAAAAGTTTTCTGAAGGGGGGATGGATTATGCTACTCTGGAAGCAAAGTTTATGACCCTATGCGCTGAATCTATGATTGCCTTAGATACTAAGTCTGCTCAAAAAGAGATAAAAAATCTAAATAGTTTCGGAGAGGTCATTGACAAATCGTTTGACTATGATAATCTAGAAACTTATCAAGAAAAGGTTGAGGTTAAACTTAATGATCTGTCAATACCAATAATTGGCTACATAGACTTTAGGTTTAAGGACAGAATAGTGGACTTAAAGACAACAACTAGGATGCCAGCAGAACCAACAGAGGCACAGAAAAGACAGATGGCACTCTATTCTATGGCCTACCCAAACAATGAGATAGACTTATTCTTTGCCTCACCTAAAGATCATAGGAAATTTACTCTGGATAATTTGTCGGAGTATAAAAAGCAACTAGAAAAGGTTGCATATACAATACAACGATTCTTATCCATTAGCAGCGATAAGTATGAGTTGGCTTCTTTAGTCTACCCTAATTTTGATTCGTGGACATGGGGTAGTAAAATGAAAGAAGAAGCTAGGAAGATATGGAAATAGAAAGGAGAATTAAATGGATGAAAAACTTGAACTTGATGCTCTGACAGAAGAGATTAACGCTACTGAACAGAAACTTAGCGACTTGCGTAAGGAATATCGTGAACGAAAAACTGCTGGTCTTCGTGCAGCAATTGAGGCACGTAACGAAGCAGATGCTTTGATTCGTGAAGAGATGAAAGCATTAGGCACAGCTTATCAAACAAGCAGAACGTCCTTTGGCATTCCGCTATGGCGAAGCAACTAAACTGTGCCTAATCACGCAGCATTTCGTGCAGCACGAAAGTATGGTTATAGGAGTGGATTAGAACACAAGGTATCTATTTATCTTGACGAACTTAAAATAAAGTACGACTATGAGAAGTTAAAGATAGAATGGGAAGACCTTGCGTACCGCACCTACACACCAGACTTCGTGCTGTGCAATGGTATTATTATCGAAACCAAGGGCATGTTTACAGCAGCAGATAGGAGAAAGCATCTTGCAATTAAGAAGCAGCACCCCCAGCTTGACATCCGCTTTGTTTTCGAGAATAGTAGGAGAAAGCTACGTAAGGGTGCTAAGTCTAGCTATGCAGAGTGGTGTATCAAATACGGGTTCAAGTATTATGACCGCATAATACCGGAGGATTGGCTAAAAGAAAAGGGAAAGAACAAGCACCCGAAGTTCATCAAGTTTAATGGAACCAAAGTGAAAAGGAGATAACAATGAAAGTACAAATTGACGAAGGAGACTTCGTGATCCGTGTTCGTCCCTCAGAAGTAAACGGAGAGTGGACAGGTGAGATTGATATATCCATTATCACCCAATCTGGTAATCCCCTTGATGATGAGGGGTATACACAAGTCATGCATTTCTGTAAGATGATGTGTGCGACGGTGCCTTTGATGGAAGCAGATGAAAGTCTTCGTAATCTTGTACACAACTACGTGATGGAAGTTGTTGACAAGGAGGATGAAGATGTGCTAGAAGATGATGATGGTGTTATTATCACGAAAGAAGATGGTAATGTAGTACATCTTAGTTTCGGAAGTAAAACTAATGGCACAGCATAATGCGGCATGAGGAGTACATGAAAATGAAAGCTAAAGAATTAGACATGGTGAACAGTCCACCACACTACAACAAGGCTGGCATTGAATGTATTGATGCCATCCAAGCCGCTACAGGTGACGGCTATGAGTATTATCTACAGGGAAACATCATGAAGTACCTGTGGCGTTATCGCTACAAGAATGGAACTGAAGACTTGAACAAAGCTAAGTGGTATCTTGATAAGCTAATAGAGGAAGTAGAGGGATGCTATGATAAGTAATATATTTGTGCTTGTTATAAGCATTTGGGGCTTTGATGGTGACGAGTGGTTATACGTAGGAAATCAAATTGTATTAAATCAAGACATGACAGAACAACAATGTCACGAGATGGCAGATAACTGGTCTTGGTGGGAAACAAATGAGTATTATAGGTTTTCTATTGAGTGTCACTCAAAAGGTGATGAGACATGAACAGAGTTAAAGTCTTCATTACAATTGAGATAGACCCAGACGAGTACCCTATACCTGCCGACGAAGATGTTGGCATTGAAATTGAGGACGGTATACGTGAATACTTTTATGATGTTGACGGTGCCAAAATCAAACATATAAAAACACTAACGGAGTGACGCTATGAACAACTATTTACCTACGGACTATCAGAACTTTATTGCTCTTTCGCGGTACGCCCGATGGAAGGAGGATGAACAACGTCGTGAGACTTGGGGAGAGACAGTTGCACGATACTTTGATTACATGAGCAAGCATCTTAAAGACAAGCACAAGTATACCCTATCGGATGAACTTCGTGCGGAACTTGAGATGTCTGTGCTTAACCAAGACATCATGCCAAGCATGAGAGCATTGATGACTGCTGGCCCTGCGCTGGACCGCTGTCACGTGGGTGGATATAACTGTTCCTATGTGCCTGTAGATAACACTCGCGCCTTTGATGAGACTATGTACATACTTATGTGTGGTACAGGTGTAGGCTTTTCTGTGGAACGAGAGAACGTAGATAAGCTGCCCACTATTAATGAACACTTTGAAAACAGCGATACCATAATCAAAGTAGGTGATAGCCGTCCCGGTTGGGCAAGAGCATTGAGAGAGTTGATCTCGCTGCTGTACGCTGGGCAGATTCCAAAGTGGGATGTGTCAGAGGTAAGACCTGCTGGTGCAAGACTGAAGACATTTGGTGGTCGTGCCTCTGGCCCTGCCCCTCTTGAGGAGTTGTTCCAGTTTGTCATTGACAAGATAACAAACGCTGCAGGTCGTAGGCTCTACCCACTAGAGTGTCACGATATCATGTGTAAGATTGGTGAGGTTGTCGTCGTGGGTGGGGTACGACGTAGCGCACTCATCAGCCTGTCTAATTTAGGTGACACGCAGATGCGTCACGCTAAATCGGGGCAGTGGTGGGAGAACGAGGGACAACGTGCGCTTGCAAACAACAGCGTGTCCTATAAGTTCAAGCCAGACATGGATACTTTTATACGTGAGTGGTTAGCTTTGTACGAGAGTAAATCCGGTGAACGTGGTATTTTTAATAGGCAGGCAGCCAAGAAGCAAGCGTCACTAAATGGTCGCCGTGATGCGGAACAAGATTTCGGATGCAACCCATGCAGTGAAATTATCTTGCGTCCATATCAGTTCTGCAATTTGTCAGAGGTTGTTGTTCGTGCATCAGACACGCAGCAGACACTGACAGACAAGGTTCGTCTGGCTACCATCCTTGGCACGTTCCAATCTACTCTTACAGATTTTAAGTACATTCGTAATGTGTGGAAAAAGAACACAGAGGAGGAGCGTTTGCTTGGTGTGTCGTTAACGGGCATAATGGACAATGCTTTAATGGCTGGTAAGTCAACTCATCTGGGTATGAACATTGGTACCACACTAGAAGCACTCCGTATACAAGCAGTTAAGACCAATGCTGCACTTGCAGCGCAACTAGACATACCAATCTCTACAGCCATTACTTGCGTTAAGCCGTCAGGCACGGTATCACAGCTTGTAGACAGTGCCTCTGGCATCCATGCTCGTCACAACCCGTACTACATTCGCACGGTTCGTGGTGACAATAAAGACCCCATCACACAGTTCCTTGTCTCTGAAGGCATACCGGCAGAGCCAGATGTGATGAAGCCAGACAGCACAACAGTGTTCAGCTTCCCAATGAAGTCTCCACACAGTGCGGTCACACGGTTTGATATGTCGGCTATTGAGCAGCTTGAACTGTGGCTCTTGTATCAACGTCACTGGTGTGAACACAAGCCATCTGTCACTATCTCTGTCAAAGAAGAAGAGTGGATGGAAGTAGGCTCATGGGTATACAAACACTTTGATGAAGTATCGGGCATCAGCTTCTTGCCTTTCAGTGAGCATACGTACAAGCAAGCACCCTATCAAGACTGTAGTGTTGAGGAGTATAGTGAGATGCTGGAGCAGATGCCCAAGAAAGTAAACTGGGACTTGCTTCGTGAATACGAGAAGGAGGATACCACATCAGGCGGACGAGAGTTGGCATGCACGGCTGGTGTCTGTGAAGTAGTGGATATTGAGGCAGCATGATTGAGGGCGCAGATATGCCTAACTGGTGGCAGTGGTGGTTACTATTAGCCATCACTGTCAATACCGCTATCAATGTAGTTGTATTCTTCAAGCACAGGTTTAGGCAGAAGAAAAGGGTTGACACATGAATAAAAAAAGAGTAGTGTGGAAACAGGGTGATGGATGGATTCAATACAATCCTCCTCGTCACCACCCACAGTACGAAGAGTGGATGAAACTAAAGGAAAAGGAGAAAGAAAATGCTGATGAAAAAGTTCAAGAAAGATGATGTCACTAACTACACAAAAAGTGAAGCAGTCTTTGAGGATGGTGATTGGTGGTACAAAAGTCCTAGTGGATACCGTCAGCGCGTATCTACACATGCCGCTAAGAATAATAATCGTATGTTTCTGAACGGCAAGTATATCCCTAGTTCACATCCACTTCATAAGCCGGGACGATACAAGTCTCTAGATGATGCGTGGTCACACTCTAAGATTGAGAGTACAGAACTTGGAGAGGTATACATAGTCGTTAACGATGCATGGCCTGAGTGGGTTAAGGTTGGAAAAGCTGTATCATCTGAAGATAGATTGAATGGGTATCAAACCTCTTCACCTTTCCGCGACTACAGTGTTATTGCTACCTTAACAGCAGAGGATCGTCATGTTAAAGAACGAGAGATGCACAAAGCCTTCACACATTTTTCTAACGAACGTCGAGGTGAGTGGTTTAAGATTGACCGGGTAAAGGCGATCAACATCTTTAACGTACACGCCATGAATGAACTAAGCAAGGAGTTGCATAGTGAAAAAGCAAATGATACAGGCTCTTAAAAACCATGCCATCGCAAACATACACCTGCATAAAACCAATATTGATATATACTTTGCTAATCCCGCAGGTATAGGAGAACACTCCGACATTTTGGAATCAGTGCAGGTTGAGTTAGATAAAATTGCCTTGCATGAAGATAGACTAGCAATCCTACGAAACTGGCCGCAGGAGGAAGAAAGTGAACAAGAGTCTGGCTGATAACTTTACCGCAGGTTTTAAAGCCTTCGGCAGAGTGGAGCAGTTCGATAGTCCACGCTACGGTAAACGCTATCGGCAGGTAGCTAACCCCATGAAACCCAACACCACTCCTTACCGGGAGTGGCAACGGGGATGGGAAGCTGCGTACTTTAAGAATTTGGAGCAAATAAATGGACTTAGAACTAGAAGCTAAACAATGGATGAAGGAGAAATCAATGTATGGCATTACAGCTAAAGCATATCAACTAGCTGCGTGTGACACGGCCATCTTTCCTAAAGACATGGCTATGGAGTATCTCACTCTTGGCCTCACAGGAGAAGCAGGTGAGATAGCTAACAAAGTTAAGAAGTTTATAAGGGATGGTGCAAGTAAAACTTCACACAGCTACCTGACTGGCAAAGAATACGCAGACAAGCGCACACAGATTGCGTATGAGATTGGGGATGTGATGTGGTACTGCGCCGTACTTGCCGAAGAACTTGGCATGGACCTTGGACACATCATGGAAAAGAACTTGGAGAAACTAGCCGATAGGAAAAAGCGGGGTACTTTGTCGGGGTCAGGTGACAACAGGTGACGGAAGGAAAGAAACTATGGAAGAGAGTAAGTAGGATGGACTTAGGAAACCCTGTAATAACAGCCTTAGTAGGTTTAATTATATTCTACGTAGGCTTGAAGACGTTCTCTGGTGGCATGAAATCTATGGGCAACATAGAACATCTTTCATGGTTCTTGGGCAATCCCTTGTATATGTTTGCAGGTGGTATCATAATGACACTGCTATGGCAGTCATCTAGCCTATCCACTACAGCTATTATTGCACTGGTTGCCGCTGGTGCCTTGCCTTTACCAGCAGCTATTGCTGCAGTGTTAGGCGCAAACATAGGCACAACGGGAACAATCTGGCTGGCAGGTTTGTTTGTGTCAGATGGTATGCCTAAAGGGGATACATTGCGTATTGCAATGGCGCACACAGGTGTGAACTTGTTTATGGCAGCTACATTGTTACCGTTTGTATCTCACATCGCACGATGGCTAGGTAGGTTCTAAAATGAGAGAGGGGGCTTCGCGGCCCCCCCTTTTATTTTCTTTTTCTACCTATTCCGCTATACTTCTTACCTATCTTGTATATTTCTGCTAGGTCAGCCGCACTTTTAGGGTCAGGTTCTCTGTTGTTACGCTCTACAAATTCTATCATTGCAGCATCCATATCATCACCAGACAGCTTGCGAACATCCATCACGGCCTTTACGTATTTTCTATTTTCTTTAGGCACATCTCTCAAGACTACCGTTTTACCACGATACTCATTCTTTGCACGGTCTAATGTGCCTTGAATAATTGGACGCAGTTTTTCAGCAACGTACTGATCTTGTGTGTATAGCCTACGTGTTTCTTCATTGGCATTTTTGTAATCTTGAATGAGTTTTTTCTCTCTACGTTTTGCTATGCGCACAATTGTAGGCAGCGCATTACGTATAACTTGGTTCTCAAATCTACGCACTGTTGGCACACGTGACCGGCTACCAATCTCAAAGTCAGTATAGCCAAACTTACCAAGATATTCACCCTCTTCGGAGTCTGCCTTCGTGAGTGTAAGACCAAGCAATACTTTTGCTAGAGGAGCGACACGTTCTGGCCCCTCTTGGAATACAGGCTCACGGGCTGGCATAGCTGCTTCTTCTGCTGGACTAACACCAAATCCTCTGGCACGAAACGGTCTTGCAAGAGCAGATAAAAATGCGTCAAATCCAGACAGTGTAGGGTCTTTAGCTACATCCTTAAACTCAAGCCCCCTAATTCCCAGCGCACGTTCAAGTTCAATGACCTGCGCAAACGGAACCATCCAAGTAGCCAGATAGTTACCCAACGCCCTGCCAGCAGAACGACCTACAGCCTCATCAGCAGTGAGGTCAGTACCAGAGGCAAGATTAGTTATCTCTTGTACAAGACTATTACCCACACCTACCCGGACGTTTACACCAATGAATGTGTCTGCAAATTCCTTGGTCTTGAACCAATTCTCAAATGTACCCTGCTGTATCTGTTTTGCGGCTTCGCCAATATATAGGCACTGACGCAAAGGATACTGCGTTGTAGTATCCATCATTGTGCCATCTGACATACGAAGCATTTTATAGTCAGAGGGTGCATCTTCAGATGTTCTGTACTGATAACACGCACCAGCTACAGCAATACCTAGCAGATCGTCTGTCCAAGACTCACTGTTAGATGCATCCTTATCAAAAACAGCACCTGTCGCAACAAGACCAATTGGCGCAGCACCAAAGCCACCCACTACGTTACGTGATATACCTTGTCTTTCTTTTGCTGTAAGTTTACCTGTTCCTGACTTTCCTTTAAACGCCTTGCCGCCGGTTGCAACATTAGCAATCTTACGAGTGAGAGGAAGGACTGCACCCGCACCGTATTGTGCCATCAGTTCCATGCTATTGAACATGAAGCGAGGGAATGGAATGACAACAGTCAAACCATTACGAGTGATGAATGAAGTTGCAGCACGGAATACCTTGAGGTCAGGTTGTTTTGTATAAGTGATATCTAATGCACGTTGTGTAGCATCATCTATAATATTATAGAAAGACCTACCATCTTTCGGGCGTACACTAGAGGCGTCATTTAAGAAGTCACGGATTCCAACTTCGTTTACCTTGGGGATAAAGTCAACTCCCCACTCTCTACGTACTAGCCGTTCCAGTTCACCTAAGAAAGCACCACGCCTAATAAGATGTTCTTGCCAGCGGTTAGGCAAGTTTAATACCTCAACACCATCTTCTAGAGCGGACAAGAGAGCGTCTCCACTCTTGCTTAATTTCTCACCTACTGTTCCTGAAGGAATTATCTTCAGTGTAGTGCGGTTGGCTTCTTCTGTTGCTTCTGCCCTAGCAGCAGCCTCATCAAACTTTACTTTTTTATTTTGCGCCTCAACGCGCTTTGCATCTACTAGACGTTCAATTTGACGTTGTGTAGGTCGTCCACGACCAACAGATGCTTGAAGTTCATTTAGTTGTTGGAGCAACATGTTGCCCTGCTTTGTAAGTTCAGGACGCCCAAGTATAAAGTCACTATATTCTTTGGCTTGTAGATATCCGTCGCCGGTAAACATATATCTCAAATGACGGAAGCTATCCTTCCAATCAGTAGACATAGTAATGGGGCTATATCCTGACACACCCTTTCCTACAACTGGTTTGCGCACGGTAACAGGAGACAGTGCCTTCGCACTTGCCAGTACACCTTCTTCACTAAGGCGATACAGAGCCGTATCCATGACATTACCCACACCCTCTAACGGCGCACGAATAACACCAGACGTGAGGTTACGTGCAGCGGTAGCAATCTGTGAGACAAGACCACCACGACGAATGTTTTCAATACGCATGACCGCAGCACGGGCAATCAGAGACTCATGCTCCGCTGCCTCTTGCATGGCTCTCATTTCAGCCACTGGTCTGGATCGTTTGATCTGCGATAGCTTTGACAGCACTTGACCGGCTCTTGATCCTGTACCTACAAGGCCAACTACGTACTCTTCAAAAGACAAGTCATACTTGTTGAGCATGTCAATAAGGTCATCACCCTCAAGACCTAAGTCTTTATTGACTGTCAGTTCAAACAGATTGTCAATAACAGTTTTATCATTATCAAATGCTCGTGGTTTTATCTTCTTGAGATCAGCAGCAAGTGCTACCATAGCATCAAACTTATCGGGCTTGATAACAGTTTCGACAATTTGATCTCCCACTCCCACCAGACGAGCAACAGACTCACCTTCAGGAGAGAAAAACTCTTTTAAAATTTCTTTGTTTGTATTACCTAGATCATTTGTAACTTGCATTCCAGCAGCACGAACTTTGTCCGGGTCAATGACCAGCTTGCCATTTTTAGCACGAGTAGAAATTGAGATACGCTCACCAGTATTGCCTTCATTAAGCCTATCTTCAAAAGACTTAATCATGTCTTCTTTTATCTCTTGGTTTTCACTAGCTTTCTTTTTAGCAGCAGCAGTTTTTTGTTCTCGCGCCGTTTCGGTAGCCTCTTTGGCACGAGACACGTTATACTTGCGATTATTATAGTCGTCTCTAGCTGCTTTCTTTGCGGCATCGTCTTTAACTTTTGCCTCTGCCAGAATTTCGTCCACTGTCTTTATTTTTACTGGCTCTTTGCCACCACGCAACGCACGTATAGCAGGTTTTGCTACAGCTTTCGTAAGAGGTACAGCCTCTAATATCGACAGGGCAGTCACCAAGCCCGGTACAATATATGATGTAGCCTTGGCATCCACATTGTTCAAACGCTCTACATCACGCAGGGCTTCTTGTATAGCAAAGATAGCACCAACAGGGGTGATATCTGCTACACCAAAACTATTTAGGATATTTTCAGCAGTGGGATTTCCTACAACGCCTTGTGCAAACTGTTGTGCAGTAAAGTTGTTTGATATAAGCCCAGACGAAAGCATGGCTCGTGCAATAACAGACTGCGCTTTTTCTCTGGATGTAGGATCATAGGGAATGAGTTCTGCGCCTTTTGATATATCATCTATTTCGGCGTCAGAGATGGAGCCTTCTCCTGTGAGAGAAGGATAATACTTGGCAATCAGAGCAGGGTCTTCTTCGTTGATTACCTCAAGAAGTTTCTGTGGGCCAAGACTGGAGAGATATTCTTCGTCATAAAAGGGATCATCGCCAGACAGATAGTCTGCAATCATTGCAGCATCATTGTCTACGACTTCAAGTTCCTCCTCTTCTTCCTCTACTATAGGCGTAGTGGGAATAGCAGAAGTGGTTTCATCTTCGGGAAATGCATCTATGAGCCTACGCAAACCCCCTCCACCAATGCTAGTGCTAGGTGAAGTGATAGTTGGCTGTGTATCCTGCGGCCCGTTTAAGATATCGCGCAAAGCCATTGTTTATAGCCATTCGTTGCTAGAACCATATACATAGAAGCGGCCCGGTAGATGTTTAGGATTAGGTATTTGAGTACCTGCTGTCGTTGTAATGAATGGAGGCTCACTGTTTGACTTTACATAAATAACCATACCTTTTTCAAGATTGGGCAAACTTTTTAGTGTATTGATAAGTTCTTGATTTTCTGCACGAGTATTTCCAAATGAGTGAATGGTATCTTGTTCATCCATTTTTGTACCATTAACTTCATATATTTTGGTATCGTCTTTCCGGGCATAGGAATTAATTTGATTTATCAAAGATGTTTCCTTGGCAGCGATAAAGTCTGCGCCAGCTTTAAGTCCGCCAAATCGTTGGCGCATCTCTGCGATTGCATCGTCTACTGCTGTGAAAAACTCAGGAAGCTGCCCATCTTCTCCCAGTGCAACATCAAGACCTGCTTCAAAGCTACCATATATAGCCCCGATATCAAGTCCACCGGCATTTTGTTTGACTGCATCTTTGAAAGCAGAGTCAAGGTTTACCTTACTAAGAATATCGTCACTAATATTATTACCATACAATTCTGCATTCCTTACAACTGCAGCATCATACATAGACACAAGGGCTTCCGCTTGCGCCAGTTCAGTTGATCCCGCTTTGTCTGGATCAGCTTTTAGTGCAGCAAGTTTGGCTGCGGCTTTGTCACGAAGAGATACAGTGCCAGCAAAGAGTTCTTCTACGCTGTCAAAATTACCCTCACTAAGAATCTGTGCGCGAGTCAATTCAATAGCAAGTTCTGCAGCATCCATACCAGTTTCTTGTAAGATAGCAATCTCTTCTCTAAGTTTGTCAGCCGACAAACGATTAGATGTAATACCTGTAGCAATCTCACGCGCTTTAAGCTGCTCATTTCTTTTAACAACGGGAAACAGTTCTGCAGTACGTTTTTCTGCAGCCTCTGCAATTTTTCTAGCACTTTGAGTAGTTAGAATATTTTCTTCAACAAGACGTGTCTGCGCTTCTGTTTGTTTTTTACCCGCCAGAGTGCTTTCAAGTTGAGCAATCTGCTGTTTAAGTGCAGTCAGTTCAGATACTTGTAGCGTACCCAGACCTTCAATCGTAATGCCTGTAGAACCAAGCTGACGAATATTATCATCTGCCAAGTCACCAATAGCACTGCGCAGTTTAGGTGCAATATCTGCAGCATCAACCTTCAAGAAGCCACGCTGAATGCCAGTCGCCGCAGCTTGAGATGTCGCTTCCAGATCAAAACTAGACGGAAACATTTTAGCTGCATATGCTTGACCTTGTTCTGCCACAGTAAGAATAGCATCTTCATTTACATTATCTATGTTAAACAAGGCTTGTGCAGCTTTTGCACGATCAAATGCGGGAAGTGGTCCTGCTGCTCCCGGCGGTAGTGCCGTGGCAGCTTTAGCTTCAGCATTATTCATGGCCGTCACAAACTGGTCAAATCGTCCCAGACCACCTCTAAGTAGTTCTTGCACTTGTCCATCTGTCAATCCATAGTCGGACTGTAAAATGCCAGCCTTTTCACTATAATTAATTACAGCTTTCATTCTATCTTTACGAATTTGACCGGCTTCTTTTGCTAGATCACTGGTAGTGTTTTTAATGGTTTCATAGTAGTTTTCATCAAAAGCCTTCATCTTTTCAGACAGTCTTTTGGCACCCCCCGCAATTGCAGATTGTAATCTAAAAGCCATTACACTTCCTCTCTACGTGACATCAAACCAGTAGGCTCTTCAGCCGGTGTATCTTCTTGTTCTTCATCTTGACTAAACATAGCCCTATCTTTTTTAGACAATGTGTCCATTGCGTTACGTAGCAACACATCGTCTGGCTCTTCAGTCTCATCCTCATCCCCTGTGACATACTCTACACCGGCATTTTTAGCAAGACCTTCCATAAGTTCCACAAGAACAGGATTGACTAAAACAGCCACATCAATTGTATGTATGCCCTGCATAACACCACCAAGAGTCAGTGTTTCAGCAATAGCAGTAAGAGGTATGCCTTTTTCAATAATTTCAATTAGGCGAGACGCTGTGCTTCTATTTACTAAACGAGACAGATAGAAGTCAATACCTTCCTCTACCGTGGTAATCTGCGGAGGAGACTGCCACGGCCTAGCCCCAAGTTCATGGGTCATCGCCATGCCCGGAATAGGCAAGTCAAAGTCTGATGTTTCTCTAAATGCCATTATGCTGTGTCCTCTGACATACCCTCACGGATGGCTGCGATAGCGTCCATTACTTTTTCTATTTCAGTCTTAGCTTGGTTCTCACTATCCATGCGAGACTGTGCCACTTTGTTAGAAACAAGTAGACCCTTTCTCATGGGAGAATCTGCTTTTGCTTTTTGACGTTGAAGCATTCCTACTTCACGCCTCAAGTTGCGACTAGCTAATACTGCTGGTTGACGCTCTACACTCATTATCCAAACCCTAACATCTTACTTGCAATACTACCAGCCTGACTTGTTAGAACGTCAGCAAAGAAACCACCGATAGCACCACTCTCTTCTGCGTCTAGTCTTAGCTGCGCCAGATTAGCTTGTGTCTTAGCAGACAGTTCACCAAGTGCCATTTGTACAACACGGTCTTTGTCATTCTCTGCAGAAGTCCATGCCCACTCCATTGTGTCAGCATAGTAGTTCCACAGATTATCATACGCTTGCTTGGAGATGTCAAGCACTGCAGCAGCGTTTAGTTCGTTTACACGATTGACTGCAGCAGTATCTGCTGTAGCAAGTTGACGACGCCACTGTGCATTGTTTTGTGCTATGACAAGTTGGTTTTGTGCATTAAACTGATCGCGTTGATTGTTTATTTCTGCGTTAAATCGGTTGACAGTGTTTGCCTGTCCAGCGTTGAACTGTGCCTGTGCATTTGTTTGTGTCGCATTAAACTGCGAAGTCTGCGTTGCTAGATTAGCAAAGAACTGGTCAACTTGATTTTGACTAGATGCATTAAACTGACGCGCAGCGTTGACAGCAGCTTGGTCAGTAAACAAAGATTGTATTCGTTGTTGTGCTTTAAACAAATCAGTCTGCTGCCGATTAGAAAGATTTGCCATATCTAGATTTAGGAAAGACTGCGCATTTGCAACAGCAGCTTGCTGACGATTGTTTAGATTGGATGCATCCATTTGTGCAAGAGCAGATGCCTCTGCCATAACCATTGCTTGCGCATTAGACAGGTTGTTGAGGTTTACTGTGTTGGCAATACGGCTGTTTTCAAGTTGAACCTGCTGCTCCGCAGTAAAATTCATATTAGCTATATCGCTAATCTTTGCAGCATTTTGTACACGCGCTTGAAACTCTTGCGTAAACTCCATGTCCATAAATGCGGCGCGTTGTTGCGCAGCCAGTATAGCACGTTGTTGACGATTTGACAAGTTCTGTTGTTCAAACTGTGCAAGGATAGCCGCATCTGCTTGTGCGATAGGAAGGGCCGCTTCCATCGTAGCCTGTACAATAGCCTGACCAGCGATACTGCTTGCACCAAGACCACGAGCAACCATCTGTGCATTTGCATTACGCAATGCACCTGCGGCCCATGCTGGTGGGTTCTTTGCGTCAAAGTTTTCAGTGAGAGAAGCAAGCTGACCTTGAACAGTAGCCTGTGTGGAAGGAGTAGCTTCAGCAGCTTGGACCTGTTCTGCAAACTGCGCGGCTGTCTGTGCATTAGCAGCACCCGAAACAAGTTCGCCCTGCTGAATGTTTCGTTGCACAGGATTGTCAATCAGAATGGCATTACCCTGTGCAGCAGTTACATTGCCTACACTGGATGCTGTTTGCTGGGCCGCTGTGACCTCTGTGCGGGGGTCTGGAGCAACCTGTGCCGCTTGGGTAGCCTCGACTGCTGCATCAATGGCTGGTGCGGCTGTGCTGGCTTGCATCACATTAGCTTGTTGCTCTTGTGATGTGGTAGCTTGTTGTGCAGCAGCCACAGCGGTTGGAACTGCAACAGAGCCTGTCATCACACCTGTGCGTGGGTCTACATACTGACCAGCTTCACTTGGTGTAAATGCCGCTTGTGTTACCCCACCTTGCGGCAAACCCGGTGCATACATTCGCTGTACAGTAGACTCACCAATATTAGTTTGCTGTGCTTGTGCAGCAGGTGGTGTTGTACCACCAGTCTGCATCTTTACTACACCACCCTTTGCCATCTGCATAGCGGCGTTAGTAAACTGCTGCATACGTGCCTGACGCGCGGGGTCTTGCTCAATGAAGTCTTGGAACTGACTCATGTTGCCTGTATAGCCCATGCTCTTGGCGATTTTATTCATCGCTTCTGGTTTAAATGCTCTGAATACAGCCATACTAATTCATTCCCATAAATACTGTGACCACCATTGCAACCACCATAATCGTACTACCCATAATCATCGCTTCAAGACGCCACATGCGCTTGTCTAAGCCCTCTAGCTTTTCTTGGACAGCAGCATAGCGGATGGCGCACTCCTTCTCGTGTGCCTCAAGTTCCATCTGGGTTTTGAGTACGGGTTCCATTGCCAACTTCATCAGTCGGCGTCAGCGATTGTCAAGTCACCGGCTGCGACCTGTTTCATGATTTCGTCGTAGTGGCGGTTGTTTAAGTCCATAGGCACAGACATTGTTTCGCCATCAATGACTGCGCTTACCGAAACATTGTTTCCGTTTTCGTCTGCCCAATATTGTGCTGATGTTATGTTCATCTGATTCATGACTACAACTCCGCATCCAAGAAAATACCATCCTCTGTTTGGTTTCTGCCAGCAACTATAACAGCCTCTCCTGAAGTTCCCGGAGTACCTGCTACCGTCAGGGCTGTCCATATAGAAGTTTGGATAGTTCCGCTGTTGTTAATATTGCATCCAGTTCCATTATCATTTGTGCCTCCGTTGAGGCCGTGAACTGTAGTAGCCTTGTGAGTCATAGAAGGTGATGCCCTCATTGAAGTGACAAGAGGAAGACCAAACTGACACTGACTTGATGTTCTCCACCCTCCTGAAACAGCACTGTTATTGGCATTTATTGGATTTTGAAAATACCTCTGACACCTAGCCAACTCATCCGCAAACGACCGATGCTCAAACGGCGTGGCCTGTTCGCCGACTTCAAGCTGGATGCCGGTGATGTACCATTCATTATCTGTGCTGTCCGCGAGATTGACAGTCAGCCCCGCGCCTCTGTCGGTGTTTGATTTTGCTTCCCATCCTGTTGGAACAGCGCCAGACGAATTGTCTGTACCGGCTACCAAAGCCCACATGATGGAAAGGCTGTCACCGTTATCATCGGTAAGTGCGCCGCTAGTGTCGCCAGCAAACGTAATCTTTTTATGCTCAAAAGTATTAGCCGAAGAAATTGTGTATGTTGCGCCAATGATACGGGTGTTGTCATTGTCTTCAAGGTTGACTTGATAAGTTCCAGTCTTATTAGACCTTACGAAAAAGGACAGCGTGGTGCTTACCGCGTTGCTGGTTCCCTTTTTTAATTGTTGAAGACTCTGACCCTCGAACTTTGTTTGCACAAAAAGACGACTATTCGATGCGAGTGATGATTTTGCCGTGGTGCAGTCCAGTTTGTAAGAGTTGGCAAAACCTTCCGGCGCAGTAGATGACTGCGAAATAGACCAAGTTCCAGCGTCAGTATACAGAAGCTGAAAACGGTCAGGACCATGATAACCTGTAGCGGTGACGCCAGTGCTGTCCCCGCGTTGATTTACAGATGTTGAACCATTAATGACTATGTTCCTGTTCGACTGCGCCGTCTGCGAACCAATCAGTGCGGCGAGTTC